ATCATTTGCTAAACACTGGTGATGCAAATGGAAACAAATTTACCGCAGTACCATGACATTAACTTCCAATAATAAAGAGAATTTTAAAAACTGGCTGAAAGAGTATAAAGGTATGTTTGGCCCTAATGATATAGTTCAAGACTATATGGGTACTGTTAATACTATGCTTACATCTTCTAGTTCTGGTGTAACTAGTAATTTAGGTAGACCTGTTAATATAGTCTTATGGAAACATGGTGAGACTATAGATTTAACTGGTAATTTAATCGAGGGTGAGTATACATATTTTCCAGCTACTGCTTTTGATCAAGTACTTGTAAAAAATGGTGCAGCAATAGTAACACTTAATTTTGATCAAAATGGTTTGATTACTGGTAAGTCTTTAGGTGATGAAATAACTATTGGTGATAAAAAAATAGTTGTAAAAGGTATTGGTGGTACTCTAGTACAAACACAGGTTGCCCCAACATATTCAGTTAGTGAATCTTCCACAAATGTTAACGAGGGAGATACAGTTACATTTACAATTACAACAACCAATGTTCCAAATGGCACAAGTCTGTATTGGGATACGACTGGTACTGTAACGGCAGATGATTTTTCTGATAATACTCTATCAGGGTTGACTACAGTTAATAATAATACTGCAACTATTACTAGAACTATAAGAAATGATTATAGTGTATCTGAAGGTGCTGAAAATTTTGCATTACAAATAAGTGAAGCGGGTGTTTTAGTAGTAACATCTAACACAGTTAATGTAGCAGATACTTCTGCTGCAACTTATAGTATTTCTGGATCAAATACTGTTGTTGAAGGTAACACTGTAACTTATACTGTCAATACTACTGGAGTACCAGATGGTACATCTTTATATTATACAGTTAATCTGTCAAGCACTGATGTTACCCCACTTACAGGCTCTTTCCCAATTACAAGTAATACAGGAACATTTACTCTTACTGCTAAACAAGATTTAACAGTTGAATCTGATGAATCTCTAACAGTAAATATTCGTATAGTATCAACGAGTGGCCCAATAGTAGCTACAATGAATACTATTATCGAAGACACTGCTTTTACTATAGCATTAACACCATCTTCTACATCTGTTAACGAATCTCCTAATGGTGGTACAACTAATATTGTTATCAACGTTGCTACTAGTGGTGTTGCAGATGGTACAGTATTAACTTCAAATGTTGTTGCAGCTGGTAGCAGCACCATAACATTTGGAGATGGTGGAGATTTTTCTAGCCAAACAAAGCCATTTACAATAAACAATAACGTAGGTGTTATTTCAATACCTGTGTTAAGAGATGGTAGAACAGAAGGATCAGAAAAAATAACTGTAGAAGTTCTTAATCCTGATGGAGTTGTTATTGCATACACACCAGAAATTACAATAAATGATACTTCATATATTGGTAAGAATCATATAGGAAAAACTTTTGGCCCTATACACGTTAATCGTGATGGTGGTCAAGTTTCAAATGCTTCAGATTGGTATACCATATGTGGCCTAGATAGTTTACCTGATGGATCTAAAGTAGCGATATTTGTTGATACCTCTGGTAGTATGACTATGCAAACTGTTCAAGCATCATACGACCAATTGATTGCTAAATTACAAGCAAGAAATATGGATGTTATTACTGTAACAAACCCAAACGAAGACTGGATTACACCATTTGATCAAATTCTGAATTAATTTTTATGATACAACTTGATGATATCAAGGCCCAATGGGCTGATGATAGTCGCATTGATAATGATCTTTTAGATAATGAATCAACAAAGATCCCACAACTTCATTCTAAGTATTTAAATTATCTAAGTGATGTTAGATGTTTAAAAATTAGAAAAGAACAAGAATACAAACTTTTAATTCGAGAAAAGTTTGAATACTATACTGGTAAAGCAGATGAGTCTGTGTATAAAGAACAACCTTTTGATCTAAAGGTATTGAAACAAGATGTTCCGATGTACATAGAATCTGATAAAGAAATACAAAACGTAGTAACTCGTATAAATTACTATGAGGAGATGATTTTCTTACTGGAAAAAATTATCCAACAAATCAACAATAGAACCTTCCAGATTAAGAATAGCATTGAATGGCAAAAATTCATGCAAGGTAGTATCTGATGTCACAGGTTAAAATCCAGAAAAAGAACGAAGTATATCTTTCGGTGGATTGCGAGACTCATATCAAATATGAGTTATCCGAATATTTTAGTTTTGATGTGCCTGGCGCTAAGTTCATGCCTCAATACAAAAAGAAAATATGGGATGGAAAGATTAAACTGTTCAGTCCTGCTCACGGTAGAATTTATTGTGGACTGTATAGTTACTTGACTGACTGGTTAGATAATCGAGGATATGAATATATTGATGTAGAAGATGAAGACTATGGTTTACCAAATGAAAAGAATAAAACAATTACACCTTTAGCAATTCATGATTTTGTTAAAAGTTTAAACATACCTTTGCAGGTGAGAGATTATCAACTTGCAGCAATTTATAAAGCGCTAAGATGGAATCGTAAGTTATTACTGTCACCGACTGCATCTGGTAAGTCTTTAATGATATATGCAATTGTGAGATGGTTTGTTGATAGTGGATCACAAGTTTTAATTGTAGTTCCTACCACATCTCTAGTAGAACAGTTGGTCGGAGACTTCAAAGAATATGGATGGAGTGCTAAAGATTACTGTCATAAAATATATTCTGGTGAAGAAAAAATATCAACAAAACCAGTGGTAGTCACAACTTGGCAGTCAATATACAAACTACCAAAGAAATGGTTTGAAAGATTTGATTGTGTAATAGGAGATGAAGCTCATCTATTTAAAGCAAAATCTCTTACCAGTATTATGACAAAGTTACATAACTGTAAACATCGAATCGGTTTTACAGGTACATTAGATGGTGAGAATGTAAATAAATTAGTTCTTGAAGGACTGTTTGGTACAGTCGATAAGGTAGTAAAGACAAAGAATTTGATTGATAAAGGATACTTATCTACATTAAAAATAAACATTCTATTACTACAGCATCACAAACAAACGTTTGACACATATAATGATGAGATAGAACACATCTGTTCTTTAGACAAAAGAAATAATTTTATTCGGAATCTTGCTGTCAATCAAACTGGTAACACATTGATACTTTTTGCAAGAGTTGAAAAACATGGGGAGCCCCTTTACAATTTGATAAATAGTAGTACATCTACTGATCGTAAGGTTTTCTTTATTTTTGGTGGTGTAGCTGCAGAGGAACGTGAATACGTTCGATACATTACGGAGAAAGAATCTGATGCCATTATTGTTGCCTCTTACGGCACCTTCTCAACTGGAATTAACATTAAGAATCTTCATAATGTAATATTTGCATCTCCTTCTAAATCTAGAATTAGAAATTTACAGTCAATAGGTAGGGTTCTAAGAAAAGGAGATCAAAAAACAAATGCTACACTTTATGATATTGCAGATGATTTCAGTGACGGAGATAAAAAAAATTATACATTAAACCATTTGATCGAGAGAATAAAAATTTATTCTCAAGAAAAATTTAATTATGAAATTATTCCAGTTAATTTTCGGAAAGATGAATAAAGAAGAACCAAAACAAGAATTTACAGGAATGGTGAAACTTATAGGTGGAGAGGAACTTATTGGCAAAATTTTAGTAGACGAAGAAGTTGGTGGGTATATAGTTGACAGCCCATTCCTTGTAAAATCACATGTAATAACAACACCACATGGAGACATGTTTAAAGTAGATCTTATCCCTTGGATGAAATTCTCAAAGGATGAAATCTGTTTTTTGACGCACGACAAAGTTTATGCTGTTACAGAATGTGAAGATAGAATTAGAAGGTTATATAACACAACACTTAAAAAGTATTATAACGGTATCGATCCAAAATCTAACGAAGTCGCTCTTGAAAAAGAGGACGGAAATTTAGGAAGTGTTGAAACCACTAGAGCTAGTCTAGAAAAAATATATAAATTAAATAGCTAAATTATCTCTGAACCCTTGACAGAGTTATTCTAAATAATTTTTGTATGTTTGTCAAGTGGCCACACTTGCACCAAACATATTTTTATAGTATAATATACTTTAGACAACCTAAAAATATATGGCTAAGAAAAAGGAACATTATGTGAATAACAAAGAGTTTCTAGAAGCTCTAGTCATTTATCGTAAGGAGGTTCATGCAGCTGCGGAAGAGGGTAAACCTCATCCAAAAGTGCCTGATTATATTGGTGAGTGTTTCCTCAAAATTGCTACACATCTATCTTATCGTCCAAACTTTGTTAACTACATGTTTAAAGATGATATGATTTGTGATGGTATAGAAAACTGCTTACAATATATCGATAATTTTGATCCATCAAAATCTACTAATCCATTTGCTTACTTTACCCAAATCATTTACTACGCCTTCTTAAGACGTATTCAAAAGGAAAAGAAGCAGTTGGATATTAAAAACAAGTTGCTGGAAAAATCTGGATTTGATGAAGTCTTTAGTGCTGACTCTAGTGCAGTTGGGTACAATGCTTCGGATATGAATAGTATCAAGGAAACATTAGAAATTCGTAATCGATGAAACACGGAAACTTAGAACCAGAGGAAACTGTTATGAAACCAACAGAAAGTTATGAACAGTTGTTACAACGCTTTACTAAAAGAGTTATACAACTAGAAGAAAAACAGGAAAAGGTAAGACAAGCACACGAAGAGTGGTTGAAGTACAACAGTGAATTGGAAAGACTTGAAGGGTCTATTCAAGCTGTTGAATATCTTGCTTTCGGTAAACTTCCTCACGATGGAAATCACGATGGTATGAAAGATCATAAACCAGCATCAATGCCTGTAGTAATTACAGGAGAAGTGCCTGGCACAGATGTATCTGATTTTGGGCCTGGATTAGTTCCAGAAGACATTTCAATAGATACAACTCAGGGTACTGTTACAGTTGGTGAGGGTGGTATAATCTCATCAGGTTTTGGTACTGAGAATATCAGTATAACAACAAATGACGGAACCATTACGTTATGACAATAGCACTGATCACAGATCAGCATTTAGACGGTAGAAAAAACTCTCAGGCTTTCTGGGAGTTTTTCATGAAGTTCTATGATAATGTATTTTTTCCTACGTTAGAAAAACATAAGATTAAAACTATCATAGATCTAGGTGATACCTTTGATAATAGAAAAAGTATGGACTTAAATTCTTGGCATAGAATTAAGACCAGATATTTTCAAGTGCTTGCTGATATGGGTATTGAAATTCATATGTTGGTTGGAAATCATACAGCATATTATAAAAACACAAATAAAGTTAATACACCAGATTTACTTTTAGATAGTTTTGATAATATTCATACTTATGATGAAGTAACTGACATAGAGATAGAAGGAAGAAAATTTACAATGCTTCCTTGGATTAATCCTGAGAACGAAGATCACGTTAGAAAACATTTAGATAATACAGACTCAGATGTAGTTTGTGGACATCTAGAACTCAATGGGTTTGCTGCAATTCCAGGCCATTACTTTGAAGGTGGTGGATGGGATAGAAGAGCATTTACAAAATTCAAAAGAGTATATTCTGGACATTTTCATTTCCCATCAGAGAAAGGGAATGTAAGATATCTTGGTAATCCTTATGAAATGTTTTGGAAT